TTTGGTTGTTTTATCTTTGGTTCAGTATCTACAGTTGGTTCTTTTACAGTTGGTTCTTTTACCGTTGGTTCTTTTACCGTTGGTTCTTTTACAGTTGGTTCTTTTACCGTTGGTTCTTTTACTGTTGGTTCAGTGTCTACAGTTGGTTCTTTTACAGTTGGTTCTTTTACTGTTGGTTCAGTGTCTTTTACAGTAATTGTATCAATTTCCGTTTGAGTTGCAATTTCTGTTCTAGATTTTTTTTTTTCACGAGATGACTTCTTTTTGTTATTAGGATTTACAAAAAAAGAACTTAAAATATCAGACAATTGGTCCATAATTATGATGATAAAAAAATATTTTTTTTTTAAACGTTAAAGTAAGTATTACGAGTTTGGTAAAAATAAATTACTACGTTTTACAATATTATTACTTTCTCTACAATCATCTAACTCTATAATATTAGAATCTTTATTATAACTTAAACATTTTGAATATAAACTGGAATGAAATTTTCCATCGTGCATTGGAAAATAATCAAATTGTTGTTTATCAAAAGATTTTATACAATCATTTAATATAATATCATTATCATTTAAAGAAGTTATACATTTTGTAGATTCATTTGTTTTTACAAAAAGTTGTTTATTAATTGGCTCGTATGTAAAAATATCATTACATTTTTGTAAATTAGATAATTCTAAATATTGAAAAGCACCCCTCTTTTTTGATGAAATATCTACACATTTTTTATCTTCATTTACTAAATCAGAATTTACAAAAATTCCATTAATATTTTTTTCTAATAAAGTATTCCGAGTTTGTAATTCACCAGTCTGTGTTTGCAATTCATCTGTTTCATCTGTTTTTATTTCATATTTATCTTCTTTTATATTTTCCATAACTACATCACCTTTACTTTCTTGTTGTGTAATATACAATGTCCTGATTTGGTAGTCTGTAAAAAATAAAGTGACTACTAAAACAAATAGACTAGTTATCGTTATAATAATATAAATATCTATCATATTACTATAATATTTGAAAAAAAATGCACCAAATACAAGAAGTATTCTTTGTAAAAAAATATTGGCTGCATTTTCTTTGAAGAAAAAACATATAATCAGATTACTCTATACTCTTTTGATGTTACCTTACAGATGACGAACTCATCTGTTCGGCAAGGTACCTTACAGATGACGAACTCATCTGTTCGGCAAGGTACCTTAAATACATTAATTCCATAAAAATTCCCATTTGTGATTTAAAATATTATTAGTATTAGGGTAAAGCGCATTAAAAATTTTTTTATAATAAATTTCACCTTTAGTTTTTGGTAACATTTGTGAATGTTGTGACTCTAATTGTAAAATATTTAAAAAATCTATATCGTCATATACTGTATCAAAATAATTTTCTAATTGTTTTTTCATATTATTAAAACTATACCTAATATCTTGTCTATTATTCCACAATATATCAGATTTTATGTAAAAATCATCTGATATACCATTATTGTCAAACGATTTTCTAATAATATATTTTTCAATAGGCTCTTTAGAATAACCAGACATTTGTGCACGTTTTAATTTAGGATGAATTGACAATATATACTCTAAAAATGAAATATCCAAAAAAGGTTGGCGTAATTCTAAACCAAAAGAACCAGCTATTTTATCACAACGCAATAAATCATACTTACTTATATTTTTTAAAAGGTTAACACTTTTCTCTTGAAACTGAGTATCATCCAAATTATAAAATTCACTGTAACCACACAACTCGTCTAAACCATCACCCGTTAATAAAATTTTCACATCAGTCATTGATGATATGTATTTCAATAAAAATACAAAAGGTATACTTTTTTCAATCGTCGTAGCATCATACGTTTCTACATAACCAACTATTTTAGGCAATTCTTCACGTACTAAATTAAAATCTTGTATATTTATTACATGATGATGAATATCTATCCCATAATGATTTTCCAATGACGTCACGTGATCTTGCGCTAAAATAACATCTTGGTTATTATCATCTCCTATTGTAAATGCGTGAATAGGTGTCATATCACCATTTTCATATTTGTATTTTATCAAAATACTCAGTATAATACAACTGTCAAAACCACCAGATAATAATACACCCACAGCCCTTTCTGATAATTTATATCTACTAATTACGCTATCGGTCATTAATTTTTTAATATTATTATGAATAATAGATATAGTTTCTTGATCAGCAATTTTAAGACTACAAGTTTGTAAACTAGAAAAATTACTAAAATCATAATATCTAATAAATTCGTCAACGTTACCTTTACCTTTACCATTTACTATAGAATTATTAAATGACCAATACGTACCAGGTGGCACTTCAGTAATATGATATTCTGGATTATTTAATAACTCTCTAGGTATACCCTTTAATTCACTTGTAAACATGTAAAATATGTCAGACTTGTTACTTTCTTGTTTTATAGGAATGTATTTCACCATATATAATGGTTTGCTACCAATTGGATCTCTCACAGCAAATACGTTTATCTGTTTTATATTAAACGAAGTCGTATTCTCAGTTAAAATAAAACTATAATCACCGCGCATTTTATCTAAACAATATCTTAATCCTAATTCTGGATCACCTTGACGAGCTTCAGTAGATTTGATATAAAGTGGTAAAATCACTTCAACATCACTTGTAGATTGAATATCACGATCTGTAAATTTTTCAGATTGAACTATTTCTTTATAATTATATATTTCACCATTACATAACAATTTTCTTTTTGGTCTAGTTCTTAACTCTGGATATTTCATCATTTTACATAAGATAGGATCATCAAATGGTTGAGAACCATCAATTGTCGTATCATTAACACTCATTCTATGATAACCATAATGAAAAGTCAACGGTTTGTATTCTGACATTTCTCTTTTACTCAAATAATTTGAAATTTGAGATATATTCATATTATTAATAACTGGACCATTTTCAATTATAACTTGTGTATCATCCTTACCTCTATTTTTCATTTGCATAAAACTTTTACTAAACTCTATGTTAATTGGAGGTTTAGACATATTGTAAAATATAAAAGATATAGCTCCCATTATATATATTTAATATATATAATCGGATTTTTTTTTAATAATCCTCCGCAAATTAACTTTTATTATTTTTTACAATTTCAAAAATTTCATCGTATTTTTTATAAATTCTTGTCTTGTCATTTAACATTAATTTTTTCACTTTTAATTTTATTTTAATCGTGTCGCAAAATATTTCTTTATCTTTCTGATCAATCGTATCAACTCCATTTTTGATCCTTGTCAATATAAAAAATAACAACTCTTCATTAATAATTTTTTCTGAATCTTTTGTTATAATTGTCCTAGATGATACTTTTTTTTTTAAAGTATCAGAACTCCCCGATTCATTTGACAATTGACCATTTGTTAATGACATTTGTTTTTTCAATTGACCATCTTTTGATGGCATTTGTTTAGTAAATGCTAGTACAAAACCTGTATTTTTATTATATCTCAGAATTTTTATAGTTTCAATAACACCACGCGTAATATTCCAAACATAATCCCTATACACCATTCTTTTAGTTTCAAAATTATTTTTTAACAAGTCAAATAATATCTCAACCATTTTATCCCTTTCCTCTTTTTCTATAATTAACGTATTTACTAAATGTTTATCTACGTAAAAATGAGAAAACGATTCAAATCTTTCAATTTGTTCCTGTTTTGTAAGAACAGACCATCTTTTAAAATATTTACCAACCTGCAAAACACTATTTGTTTTTATAACATTCATATTACTTAATTTATTTACAAATATCTGTTTGTCTGTCAAAAATGAATATAAATCCGTATTAGTATTTCTTAAAGTATTTTTAATAAATAAATTCCTTTGCTCTATTTCTTTTACTTCTATTTTATATTGTTTTATCAACTCGTCAAATCTCTCTCTTATTATTAAAACATTATATTTGTCTTTTTCTTTTATATTAGGTTTTAATATGTTAACTACTAAATGCATATTATATTTAATCGAAAGATAACTATGAAATTCAATCATAGTTTCCGAATATAATACTGACAAGTCATTGATAAACAAATTATAACGTTCTTTTATACGTTTTGTTTTAATACTACAATTAACATATTCTTCAATAAACTTAATACAACCATCGTAAATATGTATTAAAGACTCTGTAATATTTTGTTTTATAAAATCATAAATAGCATTTTCTAATACAATTTTACTATCAGCCATTTCCTTACATTTAATCCTTTTTATCAAATCATCATACAAACTAAAATATAATTTACCAGAATCTGATTGATTTTGTAACCATTTTAATCTTTTATTATACGTACAGTCCTGAATAGACACCTTGCTTACTGATGTTGATGCGTTTATCATTAATAAGTTATCATTTGTTATATGATTTTTGTCTTCTTCATTGAATTGTATATCTATAAAAGGACATAATCCATAAGATTTTAAAATATCTTTATGTAAAAATAAATTACCAGGTAACTTATCAGAATCATATTCTAAATATGTTTTCTCCATTTTTTGAAAATTTGTATATTGTTCTCTAGCTTCATTTCGTAATTCTTTATCACGTTTAGCCTTATCCATGGCTATAGAATTATTCTTTTTTTTAGCAGCTGCATATTCTAAATTATCAATTGCCTTGGATACTTTAGTTATTTCATTTATCTTTCTTATTTCTAAACGTTCCTTTTTATTCATTTCTTTTAACTTTTCAGTTAATACTTTTAACTGATTCATCTTTTCATTTTTTAATTTAGTCCAATCACCCATTTCATCCTTTGGTATTAAATTTTTTTTATCCAATAAATTTTGAATGTCTGTTTTTAAATTATCAATCTGTTGAATAATATGAGCTTTTACTATATCTTGACGAGCTGACCTTGTCGATGGTTCACCATTGAGATTCGGTAAGGTACCTTGCCGAACCGATTGGTTTGTCATCGGTAAGGTACCTTGCCGTCTAACGAATTCTTCATTGGAAGAATTCAAGGTATCATTTTTAACCTTAGGTATAGTTAACATACCATTCATATATCTTTTATTTTATTTAAAATTAATAAACATTTTTTTTCAATTTTTTGAACAAAGTAAACACTTTTAACATCAAAAATTATTAAATTATTAATTTATTTGTTGCAAATTAATTTTAAAATATTCGCATAATTTTTGTGCACGTTCAAAATCTTTGTATTTATTTTTATATACAATACATCTTATTTTTGTTGCAGATAACAATTTAATACAATCTTTACATGGACTAAGAGTACAATACAAAATTGCATCTTCAAATTTACTTTGAGCATATAATATAGCATTTGTTTCAGCGTGTATTACAATATCACCAATACTTTCTCTATCTGTCCAATCTATTGACATGTCGTCCATACCAGCACACACTGAATTATATCCTGTACTTATAATTCTATTATCCCTTAATGAAACTAATACAGCACCAACTTGAGTTTTAATATCCGGTGATCTAGTTTTAACTACCTCTGCTATATTCATGAAATATTCATGCCAATTTACACGTCTTGTAGCTAACGTTTTTATATCAGGTATTAAACACGACATTACGTTATTATTTACTTTTTTTATTTTATGTTCAATTATTTTTAAAAAAATACATTTCTTATTATATATTATATGATTCCTGATAAACTTTTAATTAATTTAAAAATCATAAGTAAAATTCAAAAAAATGGAAGAATTACAAGAAGTTATGATGGTATCATTTCTTTAGAAAACGAAATATTTTACCAATCTATTAAGCGTTTTTTTTCAAATGATTCAAGACGCCAAGCAACTTTTGAAATTAATAGTGTCATAACTGAAACAATTGATATATTACATCATATTATTAATTCTAAATATATGCATAAAAATTTTTACCAAACTGATGAATATATTAAAAACTGTGAAAATTTAAGTTTAATCCTAACAGAATTAGAAGCAGCAAAAGCCGGTATTGAAAATTTAAAATTCACATATCAAAATGACCAAAATACATCATCTCAAATAGATATTATTATTCTTAAAATTAACACTACTATTAAAGATTTTACTCAAAAATTACATTATTTTCAATCATATCTTACAGGTTCCTACCAAAATAATTACACAACATCTTTACAACAAAATTACAATATAGATAATAGACAAAAAAATTACACATCATCTTTACAACAAAATTACGATTTGCATTCTGTTAGCATAGATAATGGCCAAAATAATTATACAGAACAAAATACTTACAATGAAGAAAATACACAAGAAGATGATAACGAATCTATTTAAAACCGTAGGTTACCTTTTAAAAAAAGGTTAAACCAAAAAACCCTTAGTTACTTTTTTAAAAATTTTTCTTATTTTATTAATATATAATATTAATAAAAATGAATACAGTACAAATAGTTCCTATATCAAATCCTATACCTATATTGCAACAAGAAAGTAGTAATATTACAACAAATACATTAATACCTAAAGAAACAACTATCGAAATCGATTTACCTCAAAGTAATACTCGTATTGAAATATTTAAAGAATATGATATTTATTTTACTAAAATATCATCAAGTTTGATTGATTTTTTTAATGATTTGTTTATAAAACCAGATGATATAAATTGGTTTACTTATTTGCAAAAAATAACTTTAAAAAATTATAGGTATTTCTATATAGGAATTTTTTGTATAGCTATAGCAATAATAATCTCTCTTTTACAACAAATTTACTAATAATAAAGATGAAATATTAAAGTATACTGTAAGAAGCCGTGTAGTTTCAAAAAGTTATGTAATAATTTTTAGTATTTAATAAAATACTTTTTTATATATACATATCTAAATATCTTGATTCTTTTTCTGATATAGTTAATATATTATCTACATAAGTCTTTGTAATAATTATCAAATTTTTTTCACCAGATGATTCTATTTTTAATTTACTATAATTTCCAGTCAATATGTCAAAATTTAATCTATTAAAAATTTTTTCTATATTTTTTCTTAACTGACGCACACCTTTTTCATTAACTGTTTTATTTACGATAATATATTCCAAAATTTCTTTACTTATAACAATATCTAATGCATTTGTATCTTGATTGATAGATTTTATTATCTCTGGAATCATTTTATCTTGACAAATAATTAATTTATCTTGTAACTGAGGTGGATTAATATATATAATTTTTAATCTATCCGATACAATTGTGTCAATTTTATCAATATCATTAAAAGCTAAAACAAAAAATACTTTAGATAAATCAATATTTAGATTAGAAAGATAATTATCTTGAAATTTATTGTTTTGTTCTTCATCAAGTAAATGTGTTAATATTCCAAAAATTTCAGTTGATTTACTTTCACTTATTTTATCAATTTCGTCTAAATATATAATAGGATTCATATAATTACAATTTGTTAAAATTTCAACTAATTTACCAGGCTTTGACCCAACATACGTCTCACTATGACCTGTTAATAAAGACACATCATTTAAACCTCCAAAATTAATCTGATAAAAAGGCCAATCCAACGCTTCTGCTAATGATTTTATTATTTTACTTTTTCCAACACCAGCACTACCATATAATGCAAGCACGTGACCTTTACTATCAGGATTAGATATTTTTCTAGCAACAAATTCAAGTATTTCTTGTTTTACATCTTCTAAACCATAAATATTACTGTCTAATTTTACTTTAATATTATCAAAATATTCCTTTATCTTTTCCAAATTATCATTTTTATTAATATCCATTTGTTTATATCTACCATATGGTATTTTACATGCAGTTTTCAACCAATTTATTCCTTTAGAATAATCACTCCCAGACATTTTTACAGTAGAATCATATTTATCAACTAAAAATAATTTTGTTTCTATATCAACATTCATTAACATTAATTTATCACGTAAATTACAAACATCATCTTCATTTATTAATTTTCTTTTTTTATAATCATATATATCTTTCTCAATAGATAATAATTTACGTTTTAATTTATTATCACTTTCATCTGTTTTAGATTCATCGTCGTCAGAATATCTTTGTTTAATAGATGGTCTTGAAATTCTTTTATAATTTTTTAAATTCGTTGTAATTATCTTCAATTTTGGAAATTTATTTTGTTTATTATTATCTTCATTACTTTCATAGCATATATCACTTTTGACACTTTTGTCATCTTTATCACTCTTTACACTTTTATCATCTTGTTCGTTACATATTTTCTCATAAGTTGTGCAATTTGGCATAAAATTATTTAAAAAACTAGATGAAATATACAACCAATATAGATCTTCTTTATTAGGAAGAGATAAATTGTTTGACAAATGATCATTTATACAAATATAATATTCCAACAAATCTTCAACATAAACAATATCACCCATCTTATAATTAATATTTTCTACCCAATATCCAACATACATTTTTAATATAAATAAATGTGTTTTTACTTCTATTTTATCTTATTTTTATTTTTTTTCAATTTTTCTCCAAAATGTAAATGTATTTACATTTACATTATTACCTTATTCTTATTTTGATGTTACCTTACCGAGCTGAAGCTCGGCTTCGGCAAGGTACCTTACAGATGGCGAACCCATCAGTTCGGCAAGGTACTTTTTTTAAAAGTAACTAATTTAAACTGGGGGGTTTGCATAAATCTTTAATGTTAAATCCATAGTTAACAAGAAGAGTAGCAATATATGGAGCAGTTTCTGGTTTATCAAATGACAAATTATATGGCAAACCAGCTGCGTATGCAATTTTAGTAAGCATATCCTTTGAATCTTTACTAGATGATCTTGCCATTAATTCTTGAAATGAATATTGAACAGTTTGATTCATTTTAGCATTATCACCTTCAAAAACTTTGTACAAATCATCCATTGTTACTTCTTGACAACCTGGATAAATAGCTGTTTTTGGTTCAATTAATTTAAAATCACCAGATGGTTTATAACTAGATGAATATTCTGAAAAAGATTCTAAAATACCTCTACCAGATAATAAATTCATACCAAATACATAAACAATAGCAATCAAAATAGCTAATTGTATATCCTTTTCACCTAGATAAGCAATGGTAGCAATTGCAATTAATTTTACATAAGTATTTTGAAACCAAACTTGAAGATATTCTGGAGTTTTAGGTGCAATTTGGGCAGCATATAATGCCAAACCAACTTTAACTATAGCCATAATATATGGATTAGCTAAAGAATAATTTATTGTAGATTCTACATAAGATTGAGTAGTACGTAAAGTTTCCATTTATTTATATTATACATAAATAAAAAAAATATTAATATTAATTTAATTTGTTATTTAATTTGATTTAAGGGTCATATTTTATTTACATTTTGTTTAGATTTCACATTAATTTTACTAGAATTATTTATGGAAACTATACAATATAGTTTAAAAAAAAATAGTACATATAGTATTGATTTAAAATCATCTATTCGTACCTTGCCGTCTAACGACGTCATCGTTAAAGGTACCTTGCAGATGGAGAACCATAACAATACAAGTACAAAAAACATTCAAATATATAAACATTCTAATAAAACTAACAAAATAACTAAAACTAAAACAACTAATGATATTTTTGATAAACATTGTATTGAAACTTATGGAGAAAAAACTTGTATATTATTTGAATTAGACAATGACAATATTGAAATGCGATTGTTAGATAATATTTACCAATTAAAATACACTAACAGAAATAAATTATATACAATTATACCCTCACTTTTAGAACATTTATACACTGTTGTTTTAGTACAAATAATACAAAAAACAAATACAAAAGAAATTGTAGCAATACATTTTCCATCTAAATAAACGTAATTTAATTTAAAAACAAATTAAATTACATATATAATGCCACACGATATGATTGACGAATATTTTAAAATTTATAATAGCAGCATAGAAGAATACGGGGAAAAAACTTGTGTTTTTTACGCTTGTGGAAGTTTTTACGAAGTATATAGAGTAGAAAATCAAAAAGAAGTTGTAGGAAATGCAAATATTATAGCAGACATTATTCGATGTGATTTTTCAAATAAAAATAAATCCAAACGTTCTATCAGTGGAAGTACAAGAGAATTTCCAGATTTTTGCGGATTTGGAATAGCTTATTTACCAAAATATTTACCGCCATTATTGGAAAATAATTATACTGTAGTTATAGTCGACCAATTAGAAAAAAGTAGTGATAGAAAGGGAAAATTAGTTAAACGAGGAGTTGTTGCAGTACACTCACCTACTTTAAAAAGTTGTGATTTAGAAACATATTTAGATGCAGAATCTAATTTAATAAATCTCTTTTTACAAATAACACCAGAGTACCTATCAATTCCTTCTCATTTAATTTACTCCGTTGTTTGTGTCAATAATACTACAAATCATATAGAAATAACAGAAACATCAATACAATTTAAAAAGACAGAGTTTCGTCTTTGCCTTGAAGACATAATTAAAATTCTATCAAGATATTACTGTAGAGAAATACAAATTTATTTTATTGGAGAATCTAATTTTACCAAAACAATACAAAAATTCTTTGATGAATTTTCAAATAGTCAAACAAATATAGCTTGTAAATTTCATTATATAGATGAATCTGAATCAGGTACCTTCAATTCTTCCAATAAAGAATTCGTTAGACGTTATTCTCAATATAATAAACGCCAAATCCAAAATCAATATTTTAAAACTATTTATAAACATATCGATTTTGGTTTAATTCAACCAGTCGAATACTTGAATTTATTAGATAAAGAATTATCAATTGTAAATTTAATGTACACATTAGATTTTATGGCAAAACATGATTCCAAATATATAACTAATCTAGCTATACCAAAAATTATTAACCATTATTCTAATTTAGTATTAGAATTAAATACATTAGCACAATTAAATATCTTACCATCTCAAAATAATAATAACCATAAATTATCTAGCGTTTTTGATGTAGTTAATCACACAACTACTGCTATAGGACGTCGTCATTTAAAAACTTTACTTGCAAAACCATTTAGAGACCAATCTACAATACAACATCGGTATAATTTAACAGAAGAATTACAAACACATACAGATCTAGCAAACGATTTACAAATAGAATTATCCAAAATAATCGATTTTGAAAGATTTCATAGAAAAATGGGATTAGAATCTTTACACCCATACGAATTTGAAAAACTTCATAATACATATACAACTATATCAAATATGTTTACAATTATATCTAAAAAAAAGGATTTACTCTTTAAACAAGAAATCCCTAATCAAAATATTTTGCACGAATTTATGCAATATATTTCAAACTACACTACTACATTTGACTTACATAAAATGAAAAGTATAAATTTAAATACAAACAAAGATGAAATCGTCAATTTTTTTAAAGTTGGTATCATAGAAGATTTAGATAAAATACAAAATGATATCCATCAGATTGAAAATGAAATCGAAGAATTGCGAAAAACATACGACAAATACATTAATGATAATCCAAAAACACCCATGATAAAATTAAGTTTTACTGATAACGATGGATATTTTTTCACATGTACTAAAATACGTTATCAACGATTAATAAAAGAATACCAAAACAAAAATAACCAAAACAAACAAAACGAAGTAAATTTTACTATGCGTGCTACTAGTAATACTTGTAAATTTACATCAGATGATTTGACAAAATTATCAAATAAATTAATAAACACAAGGGAATTATTAGTAAAAAGAGTAAAGTCACATTACTTGTTAAAATTACAAGAATATTCAAACAAGTACAATAACATTTTTACAAGTCTTTTAAAATTTATAGAAATAATTGACATATCAAATAGTAATTTAAAATGTTTTACAAAATACAAATATTGCAAACCACAAATAAAACCGGTACCACATAAAGATTCTTTTGTTATAGCAAACTCTATGAGACATCCTATTATAGAATTGATAAACGATGATTCAGAATACATACCAAATGACGTCAGTTTAACAAAAGAATCTTGTGGTATGCTTGTATACGGGTTAAACAGTAGTGGAAAATCGAGTTTACTTAGATCCCTCGGTATCAGTATCATATTAGCTCAATGTGGTTTATATGTCCCGTGTAAATCATTTCATTTTTCACCATTTTATACAATAATTTCCCAAGTAGATTTAACAGACAATTTATTTGCCAATAAAAGTAGTTTTACAAGTGAAATGTGTGGTTTAAAAAAAATATTACAATGTAAATCATCTAATACATTAGTACTTTCCGACGAATTATGTAGAGGAACAGAAGTAAATAGTAGTTCGGCAATTGTTGCTTCTACTCTATTAGAACTTGTAAAATCTGATACAAAATTCTTTTTCACCACACATTTACACGATTTGCAAAAGCTTAAACAAATTAAAAATGAACCTAAAATCAATACGTGTCATCTTAGTGTAACTAATAATCTATCTTCTAATGAAGATATTATTATATTTGAAAGAAAACTCAAACCTGGATCCGGGAGTGAATTGTATGGTTTAGAAGTATGCAAATCTATTATATCTGATACAAATTTCATAGATCAATCATTTCAAATCAGAAACGAATTAATTTCAGGTAAAACAACAAATACAGTACTATCACAAAAACGCAGTAATTACAATAAACGTAAAATTTTGAATCATTGTGAAGTTTGCGGATACAAACCTAAAGTTGGAAATATCCCACTCGATACACATCATATTAATGAACAAAAAAATTGCGACGAAAATGGTTTTGTAAACGAAAAACATTTTCATAAAAACAAATTGTATAATCTAGTTAGTTTATGTAAAGAATGTCACCTTAAAATTGATACTGGAGAATTAATTATAAGAGGATATAAATCCAGTACATCTGGGATTATTTTAGATTACAATTTTAAATAATTATTATTTACCAGCAGTATTACTTGCCCATAATGGTTTTGATGTATCATAAACAACAAAATTACAATCATCTTGTATAGTAGCACGATATGGTCCGGTCCCCATATTATTAGTATTACTTGCCCATAATGGTTTTGAATTGTCATATATAACCAAATTACCATCAGCCTGCATAATTAATCTATATGGTCCAGTCCCCTTATTATTAGTATTACTTGCCCATACAGCCTTGTTATTACTATATATAACTAAATTACCATCATCTTGTGTCACTACTTTACAATGTGATGCAGTCATTGTCGAGGAACACACACCATCATTTATATTAGAAGAACACTGATTTTGTACAGCAGATGAAAAGGTTGTTAATGTTAATGCTGTTGGTTCTTTTACCGTTGGTTCTTTTACCGTTGGTTCTTTTACCGTTGATTCTTTTACAGTTTGTTCTGTTTGTTCTGTTTGTTCTGTTTGTTCTGTTTGTTCTGTTTGTTCTGTTGGGTTTTGATTTTCCATATAGAAATATATTCCAACACCACCTACTATAAAAAAACACAAGCAACATATACAAACTAAAACTAAAATTAAAATAGTCTTCTTATTAGATTCCATATTATATATTATAATTACAATATAAAAAATTTTAACATTTTTCTAAAAGTTTACCACTTGTGAGCCTTATATGTACTAATTAATTTATTTTCAAATTCATCTGTAAATCCAGCATAATCACAAATTGGACCATTTACAAAAGCATCTCTTACCTTGCGTTTTAATCCAACAAGTTCTTCAGGATGATTTGCCAAATACACTGCACGTTCAATGTATTCTTCTTGTGACTTTGTAACATATTCATCTAAACCACAATTTCTCATTAAACTTGTTGTCACATTTTGTGAATGATAATGTCTAATATTATCAAATAATGTTAATACAGGAACACCCATCATCAAACTTTCACAACTAGTCGTTGTTCCAGAATATGGAAATGTATCAATCGCAACATCTAATTTATTATAATCAGGTAAATGTTCCGTATAAGTATCAGAATAAGGCATAATAATAACACGATCCAACACAGATTTATCCTTAAACGTATCCAAAAATTGTTGCTTAATTTTTGGTGTCAAAAATTCCTTTGTTTTAATTGCTAATCTAGCAGTTGGGGCGCGTTGAAGTATTTTTTCCCAGACACCAACCACCATACTATTAATCTTATTATATCTATTAAATGTACCAAATGTTACCCAACCATTTTTAATACTCGGTTCCTCTGTAAGTTCTGGTAAATTGTTAATACCAATACTTGGCGTATATGCCAAAAAACACTTGTCCATAAATATAAACTTTTCTTGATAATACTTTTGACTAGCCTTACTATCACAAAATTTATCCGTAATACGATAATCCATTGACCTAATACCACTCGAATTCGGATACCCACAATAACTAATTTGAATAGGAGCTGGCTTTAATACAAATGTATCAAGACGATTATCTCCTGTATGCGCTGATAAATCAAATAAAATATCAATTTTATCATTTTGAATACGACTCTTTAAATCTTCATTTGACATATTTTTAACAACAACCCATTGACACTTTGGAAACAAAGTCTCTAATTGTACAACCTTTACTGAATAACATGTAACATTAAATAAATCATAATTAATATGACTCAAAATACTATGAATAAAATAACTTACGGGATGACAAATAAAATCACCAGACATAAACCCAATATTAATTTTTGTTCCAGTTTTTACCAACTCATCTTTTGAAACAGATTTCATAATATCCTGTTTCACTTTGTAATCTGGACAAGAAATACGATAATCATCTACTACAACAGGATAAATCTTATTAATAGCCTTATGCAATCTTGGAATATACATCGGATCTTCTATTAAATGTGAAATATAATTTGAATCCAACAACTTGTTTTGATACGCCAATGATAATCTAGGTTTATATTTCAAAGCCTTATTATACCCATCAATAGCACCCACAAAATCACATTCATAACATTTTGCTAAACCCATATTCATATACATACTAGCTATCAACATATCTTTATCAACAGAAATATGAGCCCTTTTATAATTTTCAATACCACGCATATAATGCTCTATAGCCTTATCTGTAATACGCAATTCCGTATATACAACCCCAATTTGATTGTTTACATCAGGATCTAAAGGATCAATGTCGTACGCTAAATTAAAATAATATAAAGCAGTTTCACGATCTTGAATCGTAAAATAAATACTACCCAAACCATTTAAACATTTTACCTTAAATTGTTGCAAACCAGTTAATGCTCCTTCATCTTTTGTACATCTTATTAATAAATCAATAATACCAAGTGACAATTTGTAATGATAAATACTACTTTCCAATTTATTAACACGCTGATACATAAATCCAAAATTATAATGCAACTGATAATCACACGGATCTATAACCAGAATTTGATTTAAAAATACAATATTTTCTTGAGCATTTGCATTAAATATAGTCAAATATAAAAATACCATTTTAAACAACTCCATACCACCACGATGAAATGGCTCAATAGAAAGAACCTTTCTTACATGAGCAATCGCCATGTATAAAGTATTACGTTCCTGATCATTGAAATTTTGTCTATTCATATTAAGACCAACTGTTCTAACAAGTAATTCTGCACTAATGTAATAAGTACGTTTTATTTCAGTTTTATGCCTATTCATAACAAATAGATTCAGATCGTCTAAATATTTAATCATATTATTAGTATATTTTAAACATTCCAAATACAATTCATTATCAGTAACTTTTTCAATTAATAATTTTTCTTGAGCCCTACTATATGTTTTTTCTAAAAGTTTATATTCCTCCAAAAATGAATCAATATCTTTAATAGTTGATTTGTCACCAGATGTCATTATAATATTTAATTATTACAAAGTTTTAAATTAACGTTTTTTAACGTGTATAACATTATTTTATTATTTAAAATCTACATTTTTATATAATAATTATGAATCTCATCTGCCTTTTTTGTATTACTTTTAAGAAGAAGACGTTTTAATGTATTGGTATTAAGTAAAATTTGTTCTTTATTATATCCACCACGTTCTTTTTTTGTTCCCGCAACTTCGGGAGCAATTTTTGATTCTTGTAAATTTATTTTATAATCTATATTTTTTTCAAAAAATTTTTCTAATACTACTTTACAATGATCTTTTCTCGAAAAACCTAACCATTTCCACACGGAATCAAAATCAATTACAAAATCAGTTTTTGAATTATAATTTAAATATATATAAAAACTTGAAACAAAAAGTTTTTGTTGGTCTTCGTTAAAATTGTTTTGGATTTTTGTTATAAATTTATTTTGATAATCACTAGATAATTGTATAATTGGGTTTTTTTCTATTAGATTAATAATATCAATACTTTTATTTTCCATTTATTTTGTATAATTTATCATTTTTAAATAAAAAATTTGTAATTTTACGCAAAATATTTAAACTTTTTGTAAATTTTTACATTTTTATTTAAAAAAGAACTGAATTTAAATATAAGGAACTATATTTTTTAAATGGATATCTCTACAGATCAGTTAAAAACTTACAGACGTAAAGTAAAAGCATTACAAAAAAAACCCCAACCAGCTCAAAGAACACCAGAATGGTATAATGCTAGAAACAAAAGAATTACAGCAAGTGAAGCTGCTAGTTGTTTATTCATGTCAAAACCTACTTGTGAAGCATACGTTGAAGAATTTGATATTAAAAATTTTAAATACAAAGACACAGAAGGATTAAACCATTATGATAAAAGAGAAGATTATATTATTAAAAAATGTGATGCATTTTATGGAAAATCTGTTTTCAAAGATTCTATTTATACATTATGGGGGAAAAAGTATGAAGAAGTTGCTAATATACTTTACTGCCAATTAAATAACACCACTGTTATAGAATTCGGACTCGTTTCGCATTCTAGATTAAAATGGTTAGCGGCAAGCCCCGACGGTATCACCCCAGATGGAATTATGTTGGAAATTAAATGCCCAAAAAGTCGTAAAATAGATGAATCACGAGTCCCTATACACTATTGGGTCCAGACTCAGATACAAATGGAGTCGATTGACCTAGATTTTTGCGATTTCTTTGAATGCGAAATTGAAGAACTCGACACAGAAGAAGAATTTATCAAAAAGGAAATTGGTAATAAACAAGCTAAAGGAATAGTACTTCAAATTGATAATACAGGCCCCGATCCAAAATTTATCTATCCACCAATTCATATTAAAACCACTGAAGAATATATAAGATGGAAAACTGAACAAATGGAATCACGTGATGATTTAATACCAACGTTTTATTTTATAACAAAATACAATAATCAAAGAGTTAAAAGAAGCAAAAGTTGGTTCAATAATGTAAAAGTTGATTTGAAAAGAACATGGGATGTAATTATGCATTTACAAGAATCAAAAGAGAATTTTAATCAATATAAAAAAAGTATTCACGACATTAAAAGCAAAAAATTTTATGAACGTTACGAACAAACAGAATGCGAAATTACAGATGACGATTCTACTTTTATTTTAGAAGAATCTAATATCTCGGAAGAACTACATACAATAAAAGAAGAAGAATCTAACAGTGAAACTTCAGATGAAATTTGTTTAATAGACTGAATGTGTATTTTATTTAGATAAATTAATTAATTTTTTATATTATCTATATAATATAATGGATTGGAAAAAACCACCAAGATTTTATTTAAATCCTATCACAGGAAGATTAATTAAATCTACAGGTAGAGTTTATAAACGATTAAAACAAGATTCTATTTTAATATCACGTGATAAATGTATGTACAATAATAAATCCGCACAACATTGTTTAATTAAATTATTAACACTTTATCCAAATGTTTATCCACCTTCAAATTTTATAAAAATTCCTAAAACGCATAAACGTGGATCTATTCGTGCATTTATAAAAGATCCACGTAAAAAATACTTGGTTGGCTATATAAATAAATTTGGAAAACCATTTCGTTTAAGGCGCCCTATTATAACTAAAAAAAAAGTACCAATTGTTATTGATCATCATAATGTTTTACATAAAATTATTACAAACAAAAATTGCATTAATGAAAACTTGCAAAAAGTAATAGAAAAACAAATTAAAGCTGGTGTTTTATTAAATACTGTAGAAAATACTCTTGTATTATTTAACCCTATCCAAAATGATTTTATACCACTAAATAAATCAATCGACCAAGACGAAATCAAAGCTGTAATAAAAATGATTAATAATAAACTAATCCCACATGAATTACAACCAATTACCACAAATTCAATTATATCAGCTATCATAATAGAAGATGATAGTATTATAGGATTTGTCGATAAATATAATAAACTTAAACGATTTACTACACCAATCAAAATTATATTAAAAAAAAAATACACACCTCCATTAAAAGAAATAGATTTAATATCAAAAGAATTAAATAATAAGGTTGTAACATATGCAAAAAAAGACACTGAAACCATTACTGAACCTGAACCCACAGAACAAAAAATTACTGAAGAATTAGATATAATATCAAAAGAAGAAGAAATCACTGAAGAAATTCCTGAAGTTACAAAAAAAGAAGAAGAAATCACTGAAACTATTACTGATCCTGAACCCATAGAAGAAGAAATTCCTGAAGTTACAAAAGAAGAAAAAGAAATCACTGAAACTATCACTGAACCTGAACCCATAGAAGAAGAAATTCCTGAAGTTACAAAAGAAGAAGAAGAAATCACTGAAACTATTACTGAACCTGAACCCACTGAAGAAGAAATTCCTGAAGTTACTGAAGAAGAAATTCCTGAAGTTACTGAAGAAGAAATCATTGAAACAATTACTGAACCTGAACCCACAGAAGAAGAAATTCCTGAAGTTACTGAAGAAGAAGAAGAAGAAATTTCTGAAACTATTACTGAACCTGAAGTTACTGAAGAAGAAGAAGAAGAAATTTCTGAAACTATTACTGAACCTGAAGTTACTGAAGAAGAAGAAGAAATTTCTGAAACTATTACTGAACCTGAAGTTACTGAAGAAGAAGAAGAAATTTCTGAAACTATTACTGAACCTAAAGTTACTGAAGAAGAAGAAGAAATTCCTGAAACTATTACTGAAGAAATTCCTGAAGAAATCCCTGAAGAAATCCCTGAAGAAATCCCTGAAGAAATCCCTGAAGAAATCCCTGAAGAAATTCCTGAAGTTACAGAAGAAGAAGAAATTCCTGAAGTTACAGAAGAAGAAGAAATTCCTGAAGAAATCCCTGAAGTTACAGAAGAAGAAGAAATTCCTGAAGAAATCACTGAAGAAATTCCTGAAGAAATTCCTGAAGAAATTCCTGAAGAAATTTCTGAAGAAATTCCTGAAGAAATTCCTGAAGAAATTCCTGAAGAAATCACACAGACATTACCTAGCGTTACTACTATAAAAGAAGATGATTATATTGATTTAAAAGAAGAACTTGAAAAAGCACCAGAAGTAAAACCTAAAGAAATAGCTGAACAAATAAGATGTTTAGATGGAGAGCAATTTGATGTTAATGATAAACGTTGTTTACCTTGTACACATTATGGTTTAGTATGGGACTCTCAATACAAATTATGTAAACAAATGTTAAAAGAAGATATTATTGAACAAAAATATAATCATATTGATGTACAAACGGATAAACTTCAAATACTGTTTGATACAAATGATAATATTATAGGTTTTCTAGATACAGGTACATCACAAAATGAAAATAAATAAATATACACTAATCATCTATAAATTTTTTATTTAGAAAATTAATTTCTAAATAAAATATAAATAGATATGGATAATTTAGTTGATTACATCAAAAAAAACTATCCCAAAGTAATCTTTACACCTTTTAAATTCAAACAGACGCGTGCTTTAGCCTTTATAATTAGCGATAATAAATTAGTTATTGGTTATATAAATTCCAGTGGATATTTATGTAAATTAATAAATCCAATTGATTTAGGAAAGCTTACAAATGAAAACGTTTCTGATATTCTAAAAGCTATTCCAATAGTATCTGGTTTTAATAAAGAAGATAAACCAAACTTGATAAAATTATTTGAAAGTAAATCAGAAACAATTGAAAAACCAGAACAACGAAAAATAGAAAATGATTTGAAAAAAAGAATAGAAGAATTAAACGATGATAATCAAAAATTGAAAGACGAATATAAAATACTATACGATAGTAATAGTAACCAAATACTCTTGATTAAAAACGAATATGAAGAAAGAATAGCTAAAATAACAGAACAATATAATACAGCACAGCAAGAATTAGAAACTTGCAAACGTCAAATTATAGATCAAAAAGATGCTATTGTAGAAGGTATTAACCAATACAAACAAGAAATCCAAAACTTTATCCAATCTAAAGATTTGCAAATACAAGATTTAGAAAACATTCATCAACAAGATAAAGCGGAACGTACTCAATTGCAAGAAAAATTAAACGAATTATTAGAAAATGAAAGACGTAATTTACAAGCCTTAGAATCAAGTAAAGAAAATGTTTCTGATTATAATACACAAATTGAAACTAAACGTCAAGAAATAGAGAGTTTATCATTAGCTATACAAGAAATTAAATCAGAATTAAGCAATACAAAAGAAGAACTAAAACGTTCGCAGCTTCAAGAAAACTTATTAATAGGATTTAGAGAAAGATGTAAAGAAAAAATTCTTAGCGAAAAACAACAAATAATTGACAAAATAAATGAATACAATCAACGATGGAATGAATGGTTAGAAAAATCAACAGTAGATGTAAATGAATATAAGCGTCGTTTATTAACAGATTTACAAAGTGGACAAGAATCTTTAAAAGCAGTTTTAGAACAACAATCTAACCAATCTAATATTGATAATATGGAAATTAAACAATTAAAACAAAATATAGTAGATATTGAAATTGCATTAAAACAAACTATCAATGATCAATTAATTAAATTGGCAGAAAGAGAAGAAGAAATCAAACGTATAACAGCAGAAAAAGATGAATTACAATCACGCCAATCTGATATGGAACAATCAACTATAGAATTACAGACCGAACTTGACAGTTTACGAGAAGCAAATAAAAGTATACCTGATCTTCAAAAAGAATTAGAAGAAGTGCGTTCTTTGTTAGCTCAAAATGATAGAACTAAAATAGAAAGTGTTGTAGATTATGATAATTGTGAAAGTATTCTTACAAACTTTGTAGCCTTAAATAACATTTTTTATAGAAAGCAAGAGATTATTAAACGTTTAGATGATATTATAACAAATAATTTAGACGTTTTTTCAAAATTAAGTGAGGCTCTAAGAAATACCATCCGTAAAGATTTCGAAACTGTAAAAACAGAAATTACAAATCATATCAAATTCTTAAACTTGTCAGACTACATTAATAGTCCAAACTTTCAATATTTAAAAAATAAAACAAATAGAGACCAAGTACCTTCCGAATTTTGTAAAGATCTTAGTAATTTATTAGAATACTGGAATGTAAATAAATCCAACTATAGGCGACAAGATCGTAAACTCACAAATATTTATGAAGATTTATCAGGAGCAGTTCGAGTTTATATCCGTATTAAACCATTAATAGGAGGAGAACAACAATCACCAACCGTTTTTTTAAAAACAGTTGAAAATAAACGAACAAAATCATTAACAGTAGATTGTTCAGAATCACCTAATACTAAATTTAAGGATCCGCTTACCTTTGGTGAATTTTATGGTATTTTTGATGAGAAATATACAAATTTAGATTTATATACTGGACAAATGGGACACCCTTCATCTGGATTAAAAGTTGATCTTGATAATTTAGTAGATTCATCAGATTCTGTAAGTCCTGGACTATACAGTGTATTTAACCAAATTCAAGATGGTTATAGTGTAGTCCTATTTGGTTATGGATTAAGTGGTAGTGGCAAATGTCACGGTGCAGATACACCAATAATAATGTACGACGGGACAATTAAAAAAGTTCAAGATATCCAAGTGGGAGATCTTTTAATGGGAGATGATTCTACAGCGCGTCGTGTATTTAGTTTAGCTAGAGGAAGAGACATTATGTATGAAGTGACAAATATTAAAGGAGAAAGTTATATTGTAAATTCTGAACATATTCTTTCTCTTAAATATACAGGTAGAAAACAATTAAGAGATAGACCAAACAGACAGTCTTTTATTTTAAACTGGTTTAATAAAGAAAAAATTGGATTTAACAGTAAAACATTTAGTTATAAAAATAAAAATAAAGATGAAGTATATCAAGAAGCAAAAGAATTTACAGAAAAAGTAAAAGATGATTTATATATTGATATACCAATAAAACGATATTTATCTCTTTCTAATCATTTTAAAGATTTTCTTAAAGGATATAAAGTACCAGTTGAATTTCCTCACATAGATCTTGAAATAGATCCTTATATGATTGGTTTTTGGTTGGGCGATGGTACTTCCAGTCAACCGGAAATAACTAATCAAGACTCTACAATTATAAAATATTTTAAAGAAAATTTACAACAATATAAATGTTATTTACAATATAAAAGTAATCAAGGTACTAATAATATGACTTATAGAATAAATGGCGAAAAATCAAATGGATGTAAAGGTGGTAATAATTATTTCTTGAATATTCTTAAAAAATATGATTTAATTAATAATAAACATATTCCTCATATTTATAAATGTAATTCTAGAGAAAATAGGTTAAAATTATTAGCTGGTATTTTAGATGCAGATGGGAGTTATGATAGAAAAAAGAAAACATTTGAGTTCAGTCAATCTTTAGAACATGAACAAATTATGGATGATGTTATTTATTTATGTCGTTCTTTAGGTTTTGCTTGTTATAAAAATAAAAAACAAACAAATTGGACATATCTAGGTAAAAAAAAGTATGGTGAAGCTTGGAGAATAAGTATTACAGGTGAAGGTATAGAAAAAATACCTACGTTATGTAAAAGAAAACAAGCTGAACCAAGAAGACAAATTAAAGATGTATTAGTATCAGGTATAAAAATAAAAGAATTACCAGAAGACGAGTATTATGGATTTGAGATAGATGGTAATCATCATTATTTATTAGGTAATTTTACAGTTACACATAATACAACGACTTTATTAGGTTCTAAAGGAGCACCTGGTCTATTACATTACGGATTAAGTAATTTACAAAATGTATCAAGGATCAAAATTAAATATTTGTTTGAACAATATTACTATAAAATTAATTTTAATTATCGTGAAGTTACAGGACATATTCATAATTTAATAAATAAAGTTCCACAAATGACATCCTTTTCAAAAGATGAAAATGAAGAATTTAAACAAGTTATTCCAGGATATATAGATGTTAATTCTATGAAAGTAGAAGATTTATCAGCTTTTACAGATATAGTAGACTCATATAGACAAAAACACGGCAGAATTAAACAAACTCCTAATAATACACAATCAAGCAGATCTCATTTATATTATGTATTTGAAATAATATTCACTAATGGGAAATCTGGTTATTTAACTATAGTTGATATGGCTGGTAGAGAATCTCCTCTAGATATATTCAATACATTTATTGATAATACAAAAACCACATTAGCAAGTGTTATGGCACCACCTCCAGTTGGAGGTGAAGTAAATATAACCAATTCTATAAAAGAAGAACTTGTTGAAACTTATACACCTAAGCAAATTTATCAAATTATTAACGAATCATTCTATATTAACGAAACTATTAATCATTTAATTTATTACTTTAATCTCAAAAATGATAAACGAATAGAAACACCTAGACAAAAAATAGATGAAAGATACAATGTAGTTTATAAAATTGCTAATTATTTTGTAAAACCTGAAGATGAAATGACAAATATTAGTAGTTCAAATAATGCATTAACTATACCTATCCTAAATTTCCTAAATAATCTTAATCTTAAACAAAAAGAATCCGACGATTGGAAACCAACTAAATTTGTCACAATTTGTTGTATCCGACAAGAACAAAATTATTGTGATCAAACTATGGAAACTGTAAAATTTGCACAAAATATCAGAAGTACGTGAGCTATATATATATTTATTCAAATAAACTTTTTTAAACAGTTTATTTAAATTTTAACTTATAATTGTGATATCTCTGGTAACTTTCGCATTCTTCTAAAATGATTAGACCACAATATCAATTTGTTTTTGTCTTCTGGAAACCAAAGTGTAAATCCATCCGTATGATTAATCTTTTGACCACCCGCAAGACCATATTGGTGCGGGTACAAATGCCAAAACAAAGATCCAGTTACATTTGGCCTGGATTCAAGTTGTCTAAACCAATCAACACCAAACCCTGAATCTACCTCTCCAACAATATATGCTTTACCAACCCGTTTTGCATTATTAGCACCATAATCTAATCTCTCAACTTCATTCCAATAAAAATGCCCAGTAAAACAATCCACTGTAGATATACTAAAATTATTTGCTTTACCTAAAGGTTCATCCGTACCATCCATTATTAAATGATTAGAATCAATCGATTTAATGTAATTGATAATATCACGCGTCCATTCTTCTGTCGGAAATGTAGTACTACCCGCATCTGGTCTTATATTAAACTCATTACCTGTTTCTATCATAAATAATGTCGGATCATCTTTTATCTTTATTCCTGTATAACTGTTAGTATGATTCAACCAATCATTTATAAATTTTTTGAAATCATTTCTAACATCCATATTAGTCCAAAAATCATTCTTGTTAATACCTCTTGTATCCGTAAAATGTTTATAAGACCCATTGTACCAACTATAACAATCAACCAATGGAGCAATTATTCGAATCCCTTTTTGTTTAGCAGTGTAAAATGCAAAATCAATAGCCTTCCATGCATTATTGTTTAATGTATTATCTCTTGGTCTTAATGATTTTTCACTACCAGAAGATATACCCATAGTATGACAACGAACTACTGTAGCTGCCATCTTTTGCGCCACTGTAAATATTTCAATAACCTGATCTTGCATTGGATAATCATAAGCCTCTGTATAACCTAACCAATAAGCATTAAAACCTACAGGTACAAATTTAACACCATTACACATAAAGCTCCCAGTTGTAGCATTCCATGAAACAAATTCTTTAGCTGTCTTAGATGGTGGCTTAGATGGTGGCTTAGATGGTGTTGGTGTTTTATAAAACTGAGAAATCTTACTTTTTAAAATAAAAGTTGTATAACCAGACGCAGTTTTATAATCACCAGAATTAGATAAATTAAAACCAGTTTTTGCATATGCAACTCCAGTATTCCAATTATATACTACACATGTAATGTTATTATCCCCCTTTAACCTATTTAATAACCCCCCAATATCTTTACTATTATATTCGTTGTAACTATACATTTTAGATTCTCCTACCGCAACATTATTTATTTTAATCCAATCATGATTAGGATCTTGTTCAAAAACACTGTTTAATAACTTTTTCCCAACTAATGACATTTATTATTAATAAATTACAAATACTTTTAAATAAAATTAATAATTATAATATCAAAATGAATAATAATTACAATTTAGTTTTTATTAATGAAATCTATAGAATTATTCATAGAAGAAAATAATAAAACTTATACAGTTTTAATAGGAACTAACAAATATGAAAACGATCAAATTATTAAAGATTCTGATCAAAATGATACTTGGTTTCATTTAAATAATATGAGTGGACCACATATTATTCTTAAAAACGGAGGAGATAAAATTCCTAAAAGATATTTAAATCAAATTGCAATAATATTCCAGCAGCTAAAGCTTAAATCAAACTTGCCTAATAAATACAACGTAATCTATACAACTGTTAAAAATGTAAAATTAACAAATGTACCAGGACAAGTTACTACCACAAATACAAAATTAATCAAAATATAAATAAATCTTTACTTTTAGCAAAATCAAAATATAAATAAACCCAATTAAATTAAAAATTCCATTGTTAACATACCATTTTCTACAGTGACAATATTATAAGATATTCCAAAAACATACAAATTCATTTCTACCGTATCTGCTGTTGTTAAAGCTAAAGTTATATCATTAAACCTAGATAAATTTAATGAACCTGTAGGTTGATTATCCTCCGGACGTATACTAAATGGCATTGTGTAAATATATTTCAAAGGTATCACCGAATGTATATTTTGAGGAAAAATCACACGATAGTAAAATTCAGGCAAATTGTCAAATCTCAATTTACCATCCAATAATAAAGACGCAGCTAAAATTAATGGACTATCATCAACAGATTTCGAATACACAAAATGATTATTATTTGCAATATTTGGTTTTTCTACTGCAAAAAATACAAGTTCTTTACACGGATTAGTTAATTTAATACGAGTATTGTAAAAAGATGTACCGGCTGGTATAACTTCATCTTCATTATATTGAACTTGCTGAATTAAATATGTATGTTTTTGAGATTTAAACTGTTGTAAAATCACTTCATCCAAATATACATACTCTGCATAAATACTCGATGTCACAATAGGAACATAATCTGGTTCTAAAGTTCCATCATAATTTATACATTCTTCAAAAGGCCTTAATCTAAAATTAATTTTAATACTTTGATGATGCATACTCAATAACGGTAAAGCTAAATTATAATCTTTTGTAAACCAAAAGTCTAAAGGTATAATTAAATCATAAGGTTTTGTAGCATTGTCAAAATTTGCACTATATACATCTGATTTTAATAACATTAAATTTTTACCTAATCTTTTATCAGAAGTTGTTAATTCATCCCACGCATTTAAAAATTGAGGATATAATCTATCTACTACAATACCACCTATCATTAATTCTATAGGTTCACTAAAAATCGAATAACCTATCGTATCACTCCAACAAGCATAAGAACCATCTTTCTTAACAAGTTGTGGTAACTTAATATGCAAATGCAATTTAGATAATAAATGACCACGTCTAGATATTTCACATGTCATTTTTTTACCAAAGTTCGAAACTATATTCGTTTCTAATTTTACAGTTTCTGTTGCAAAATTCACATACCTATAATAATTGTATTTAAATATATTTATCTGAGGATCTTTTGTCAAATAAACATCCTCAGAACCAAGAGCCTGCAATTGAAGAAGACTTGGTGACATTTAATCTCTAACATTAGATAGGAAAAAAAAACTAAAATAAAAACAAACCAAATATTTTTTTATTTTTATATTACTTTAATCTTGTTTAAAACGCCGTAATCCAAAGTTTGGAAGAGCTAATCTTCTTTTAATCTCTATATTTAAATCACTTATAATACGTTTCTCAGGGTCTTCCATCAGTAATGTGTCATCTAATGGGACTGTATAATTAATTGCATATTTATGATTAGGGTCCGACCATATATTTGTTTTTGATGACAAGTTATTAACTGGATCAAATGGATTATTAGAATACCCCAGTCCTAAATCTATTTTGTAATCACCAACATTAAAAAAACCACCGTCATTATATATATCTACATTCGTATTCTTAATGTATAAATTTTCAGTTTGCTGTCTAACTACATCTTCGTAATTAGTGTAATCAACGTAATCCGTGTAATTAATATAATCACTGTAATCTGCACTGTAATCTACGTAATTGTCGCAATTAGTGTAATCAATGTAATTGTCGCAATTAGTGTAATCAATGTAATTGTCGACAATTTCTTCAGTTTGTACACTTTGTTCTATTTGCTTTGGTTTTTCTTCTACACTAAAAAGGGATATATACGATAATTTATAAAGTATTTTTTTAGTCATATTTTTAGAATTCCAAACCCAACCTCGTTCTATAATTTGTTCATTAATAAATATTTCACATTTATCTTCACATATATTATATTCTACATTTTGTAATAACGACCATTTTGTATCCTTTAATTTATATACTAAAGATATAGCTGCTTGTTCTAATGATATAGTCAAACCATTACTATATATATATTCTTCGTCATTTAAGTTATCTACTATATGAATAAGATTCATTTTATATGTTATTCATATAAAAAAATTTTTTGATAAAAAAATTGAAATAATTTAGTCATTTAAAATAACCACTTAGTTCAACAAATGTCATATTCTTTTTCAAAATATATTTTACAATTTACAAAAAATACTGAAAACAAACAAACACATTTGTCTTTTAATAATGGAAAATACAATGTACCAGATAATAAATTTGACGAATTTTACAATGAATATTATAAAGTAATATCAGATAAAGATAATATATCTGATCTTTACTTGATTGAAAAAGTAACAGATTCGAAATTTGCTTTTTTTATAGATCTAGATGTACCAAAAAAATACAATTATAATTTGACAGACGATGATGTTTCTGAAGTTATCCAAACAACTAAAACTACAATTCTAGATCATTTTATAGATGACCCAACACTAACCGAATACATTGTTTCAAAACGTCTCACACCAAACGGATGTAATTATCACATTAATTTTTACAATTTAATAGTAAATAATCAACTTGGAAATAAATTAATTTCGCAAATTAAAAAAACATCTAATCTACAACATTGCATAGACATATCTGTATATAGAACCGGATTACGCTTACTTGGATCCAAAAAACTAGATAAAACAGAAAATAATTTTTATAAAATTTATGATATAAACTCCCATACATTTACAGAATTACATGAAACTACATTTGAAGATTTTCAAAAAACAATAGTAAAAAGAAAAACATCAATTGAGCTTACACAATTAAAAAATGAAATGACAAAAGAATTTATAAAAGAAAATACAAATAACCAAAAAACTCAAATTAGTAAAAACATTAGTATTGAAATACAAAATGAATTAGTACATTTATTGCAAAATTTAAAATTAACAAATAATCTTCTTCAAAATTTTGATCTCGGTATTCAAAGAATTTACGCAAAACAAAATACAATGGGGATTTTTTGTTATTATATTTCTATAAATCACAAACATTGTCCATTTAAAGATAGACATCACGAAAGAGAAGGAAGTCCTATTTATCTTGAAATTAATATCAATGGAGTTTATGTAAAATGCCACGATGAAGAATGTAGACGACGAACATTTCCAGAAAAACAAATACAATTACCAAACACATTTGAAACAGATTATCCACAAATATATCTTAGTATGACTACAAAATATTGGAAATCTGAAATCGTACTTTCAGATGAGATCAGAACAGTTTTAGAAGAAAGTTTATCTGGTTCTCACTATGCTATAGCAAAAGCTGTCTTTCAAATTTATAAAAACAGATTTAGAGTTGATGATATTAAAAATACAGAGTGGTACGAATTTGAAGGAGTTCGATGGCGCAGAAGTCACCTAATGAATATTCTTATCTCCGAAGAAATACCTAAATATTATAGAGCTATCAAAATTAGCGACACATCTGTACAAACCAAAAATTTACAAGATTTTTTAGTTAATACTGAAAAAATAGATGCAAATATGCGTAATCAAATGGTAGACAATATTATAACCAAATTAGAAAATGTAAGTTTTAAAAACAATATCATTTCTCAAATCGTATATCTTTTCAAAACATACGATACAGATTTTTATCAAAATTTAGATTCCACAACATATTTAGTAGGCTTTAAAAATGGCGTATACGATTTCAAAAAACATGAATTTAGAACAGGACGTGAAACTGATTATATCACATTTTCTACAGGATATGATTTTGTTGATTATGACCCTGATGCTAAAGAAACAAAAGAAATTTACGAATTTCTTCAAAAAATCATTCCAAATAAACGTGTATTAGAATATACTCTTAAAGTATTGGGTAAAGCCTTAATAGGAATACCAGATGAAAGATTTTATATATGGACAGGTCTTTCTGGTGCAAACGGAAAATCCACACTTGTTAATTTTCTAGAATACACATTAGGAGATTATATCACATCAGTCGACGTCTCACTCTTAACAAATAAACGAGCAAATGCTAGTAATGCATCTCCCGACGTTGTTCGATTACGAGGAAAACGACTTTTTACTTTTCAAGAACCAGAACACGATGATAAATTACGCACTGGTATACTTAAACAATATACCGGAGGTGATACTATTATCGCAAGAGAATTATTCAAAGCACCTATCACATTTAAACTACAAGGAACTATGATTATGTGCTGCAATGACCTCCCAGCAGTCACTAGTTGCGACGGGGGGACGTGGCGAAGAATCAGGGTTATTGATTTTACCTCACGATTTTGCGAAAATCCTATTAAAGCTAACGAATTTAAAATAGACCCAACTATCAAATACAAAATTCAAAATTGGAGACCATATTTTATGAGCATTTTAATCCATTGGTATAAACTTTTCTTAACACAAGGTATGAATGAACCAGATGAAGTTACAAAAGCCACCGCAAAATACAAGGTCGACAATGATAAATTTAACGAATTCTTTGATCAAATTATAGAAGAATCACAAACCAATTTCGAATCAACTAAAACAATTTATAGTCACTTTTCTAGTTGGTGGTCTAATAACTATCCAAATTCAAGAATACCAGATATGAAAGATTTCAAAAGAGCAATGAAAACAAAATACGGAAATGAACATGAAAAAGTCATCAATGCACGTATTAATTTTGGATTCAATGTTACTATATATAATATAGAAAATGAAGAAAACGAAGACGATTTGTAATTATTTTTATTAAAATTTATTTATTATTTAATAATAGATATGTATAAATCTATTTTAAATGATTTTCGAAAACACAATGATTTCACTGAAAGTTCATTATCCTCTCTTTCAAAAAAACATTCTCCCAAAAAAAAACATTCTCCCAAGAAAAAACATTCTCCCAAAAGTTCCAAAAGTCCCAAAAGTTCCAAAAGTCCCAAAAGTTCCAAAAGTTCGAAAAGTCCCAAAAGTTCCCAAAGTTCTCAAAGTGACAAAAGTGACAAAGATATCAAAAAAAACAAAGAAGAAAATGAAGACAACTTGGAAGATCTCTTACATACAGAAGATAGAAATATAAATCCTAAAAAAATTTCATATATTTGGCAAGATATATCAAAAGAATGGAAAACAAAATTAATGTCTGATAATTTTGTTATTAAAAATTGTCTAAGTGATGGTAATTGTCAATTTAGATCAATTGAAACTGCTTTAACAAATAGTGGATACAAAACTAATCATCGTCATTTGAGGAATATTATAGCAAAGTATATCACTAGAATTGAAAACCCAGAATTTTTTAATATTATACAAAATTACAGAATCGAAAAACAACATGGTGAATTTATAGGAGATTGGGACCCCTTTCAAATTAAAAATAAAAGCGATTTTATAAAACAAATAAAACGAACAGGATTCCATTTTCAAGGTGACTATATCACCTTATCATTAATATCAAAAGCTATCAAAATTGATATAATTATTTTTAACGATGATTATACTATAACAGACCTAAGTAACCCTGAAGATTTACAACAAAAAATTATTATTTTACATTACGATAATAATCATTATCAAACCATAGGTATTAAAAAAAGAATTAATGTACAAACAATATTTTTAAGAACACAATTACCTAAAGAATTAGAAATGGTAGTAGATAAACATACTTTTCTATCACGACATTTACAAAATGTATGCGAAAAACAAAATTGTAAAAAAATACAATTAAATAAAATGTTAAATATTATACAAAAAAATATACAATCACCACTATCTCGACAAGATAAACGTACAATACTAGAACTATTACAAAAATGGCTCGATGATAAGAAATTTTTTCATAAAATTCGTAAACCAATTACAACCGCTTAGTTGACCTACGTTTAGTTGACCTACGTTTAGTTGACCTACGTTTAGTTGATTGTGTTTTTTGGATATAACGCATATCTCTAATAACTCGTTTAGATATTTCTGGATGTCTATTTTTATTATAAATAGATAATACATTTAATCTTTTTACTACTTCAGAATATGTTGCCAAACCTGTTCTTAAAATTTTTTTTAATAAAGATCTCCTTGTATCTAAAGGCATATCAACGTGATAACCAAATAACCCACCCTTTGTTGTTATGGGTATTCTAACTAGCGATTTTTTTTTCCTTATAGATTTATTTTGAGTTTTCGTTTTTTTCAAGCTTTTCATTTATTTATATATATAATTTTTAGAAAAAAATTTTTTAATTATATATATTATATATTAATTAAATGGCACCGGTCACAATTACTGATTTATTAATGCTAGTTGCTGTTTTATTTATACTTTACTTTATATTAAATACTATTACAACCAAAAAAGAAGATTTTGCAGATATTAACGACTTGCAAAACTTTCAAGAAAATACATTAGCATCCACTCGTCTTGTTCAAAAAGATAAAAGTTGTTCTCAAGCATCTATAAACCAAAATCGTTTAGATTATATATTTAACGGTACAAAATTTGTTAGATAAAAAATTAATATATTATTAAAATCTTTGCTGTACTAATTATGTAAACACATAATAACCAAAAAACTATATATTCATAATTTTGTTTATCAGTTGCCAATTCTAGTATTAAATATCCATATACTATTATAAAAACTGTTTTTTGGTAATCCGTAGGTGTAGCCAACATTAACGCTAATAAAATTAATAAATATGTATTTACATTATATTTATAAATTGCAAGCACTGGTGCTGAAAAATAATACCCATACGTCACACCTTTATCACATTTTATTTTATTAAAATAATCATTTAATATTATTGGAAAATTTTGAGTCTGAGAAGAATTCTCTGGAGTAGAATATTGATATGCTAATGGATATGTATTTGCATAAATACTAAAATATTTAGAATAATTTAAAAAAGCAACATCCACATGATATGACGCCTTATCCATCAATCGAACCATTTTTTGCGCACATTTACGCGAAATTGCGTAACAATGAAATCCAAAAGGTGATTCTGGTACAAATGAATATTTATTATTTGATACATTTGATTTTATATTATTTGTAAATACCTTTTGTACTTTTGCGATGAGATTATAATCTTGATTTGGGTCACATGCTCCCATATAACCAATGTATAAAAAATCCCATTGTGGATCAATAACTCTTAATTCATTTATTGTTTTAGAAACTTCTTTACCAAAATTATTATGTAATTCACAATCATCTTCCATAATAATCGCATATTTATCACCATTATCTAGCATTTTTTGCCATGATGCTTTATGAGAAAGAAATATCGCTATCATTGTACGTGTACAAAAATATCGACAAAATGTAGTAGTTTGTTTTTTTATTTCCTCAGTAGTTAAATCTTTTCCAACAATAGCTGACACACGAGTAATATCCATACCAATCTTGGATTGTTGAGATATCATTTTAACCATTCTATCTTTTGATTTATCCATATTAATAACATAGATGTTATCTATATAATTTATTATATCTTTATTCGACATTTTATATTCATAAATAAAAAAAATTGAACATTTAGATGCAATAGTATATATATATGGAACTTGAAGCTTATAATATACTACTCGTAGATTTATTACCAAAATTATCAGAAAACACAAAAAAATGTATTTTGTCTGATTTACAAAAACAAAATCAAATGAATTTTCAACAAGATACACTTTATATTTTTACAGATGGTGGCTGTAAACGAAATGGTAATCAAAATTCTAAAGCAGCATATTCTGTATTGTTTACCGAAAACCAAGATTCACCTTTTTTCCAATTCAATACATCACAGCGTCTTATAGAAGAACCTACAAATAATCGAGCAGAATTATCAGGTATCCTGCATATTTTTAAAAATATATACGAAAATAAAACATTATTTCAAAATCAACATATTATCATTTGCACTGATAGTATGTACTCTATTAATTGTATAGAAAAATGGTCTAAAAATTGGCTTTTAAATAATTGGAAAAATGCAAAAGGTCAAAATGTTAAAAATAAAGAACTAATTCAAGAAATTTTAAGATATCGCGATGACCTTCTCCGAAGCGGAGCTTCAGCTCGTCAAGGTGACCTTAGTTTCAGTATCAAATTTAAACATATCTTTTCTCACACTAGCCCACCAAGTGATAAAAATACTTTATCATACTACTTGTGGTATGGTAATAATAAAGTAGACGAAAATATTAATAAGCTTTTAGAAGGATCTTAACCAAAAATAAGGGGGAAAGTATCTTTTTTGATTTTTTTGGTTAAGCTTTTTTAAAAGCTTATTTGATTTTTTTGGTTAAGCTTTTTTAAAAGCTTATTTGATTTTTTTGGTTAAGCTTTTTTAAA